CGGCCACAGTGGCTGGGGATTATGAAGGTGGTTAAACCAGGGCCCTTCGGGGCCCTACTAATTTATAGAGGGGCTTATGACGTATCAAAAAAACAAGACCAACAAGCAGTTAGAGAAAGAGTTCAGCGAAAGATTCGAAAAGACTGAGGAGAAGCTGACTGATATTAGTCAGACTAACGATCGGATACTGCAGGCGCTTGAGGGCATGACTGCTCAAGATCGCCCTACTGGTAGTACGCATGTTGAAACAGATGCAAGCGCGGTAGATCTTGGGCCTCCTGTTATAATGACGGTAGATGAGTCTGGTGTAGAGCCAAAGCTCATCGTTACGGATATTGGGAATACTGATCCAACTAGCCAAGAGTTTAAGGATAAGCATGATGCTCTTCTATTTGATGAAGAAATGGTCACTATCCGGATAGGGGACACTGCAGAAAGAAACGCTGACCGTGTGTTCACAGTTTCAGTTAATGGCATCTCGAGAACATTTGTCCGTGGGCAAGTTTTTACTGTCCCGAGAATGTTTGTTGGCGTCTTGGCTGGAGCAAAGCCAGTACATTACGGCAATGTTGAATACGACGATCAGCGTGGCGTCGGAGTTGATCATCCCGCTAGACGCGGCTTGAGGTACGGATTTGAGGTACTTAAAGATGATAATCCAAGAGGGGCAAAATGGCTTGAGGAACGGCTCAAGGCTGCGTAAACGGAGTAGCAATTGTCAACTTTTCTTGAGTTATGCCAAAATTTCTCATTAGAGGCCAACTTGGCCGGAGGGGCAGCAGTCCCTTCTACCACTGTGAGCCAAACTGGAGAGCTTGCTCGGGTAACAAACTGGGTAAGTGACGCCTACATAGATATCCAAAATAGACACTCTGAATCGTTTAGATGGCAGAGGCGTCTTTTTGAGGTTGTTACAGCCGCGTCTGACGGCGGTGTTTATGCGTATGATAACGCAGGAATTAATGATGTTACGGGCGGGGCGTCGAATCCTATTGACCGCTTCTCTTCTTGGCGTCTAGACGATCGTGTTGACCCTCCGAGGATTCACTTAGTTTCCGCAGGTAGTGCCACTCAAAATTGGATGATATGGGTGGAGTGGGATTGGTTTCGTTTGGTCTATAGAACAGGCCTGCAAAACCCAGGTTATCCCCGTTACATCACGGTTGATCCTCAAAACAACATTGTTATTGGCCCAGAACCGAACGATATCTACAACATTCAGAGTTACTATGAGCGGGGGCCTCAAGTTTTGGGGGCTACTAACACCATCGCTGACGACACTGAAGTTCCGGGAATGCCTGCCCAATTTCATAAGCTGATCGTCTATAAGGCCTTGGAGAAGTATGGTTACTTCGAAAGCGCGGGAGAGGTCATTGCTCGAGCCCAGAAAGAGGGAAATAGAATGATGAGGCAGTTGGAAGGCAATCAGATGCCTGCGATGAGGATGAGAGGGCCGTTGGCGTGAGACTCGGGAATCGTATCTCTCAGGTTCCAAGGACTCCGCCACCCCAGTATAACTACTTGGCATTTCAGGGTGGGCTTGACGAAACGGTTCCTCCTTGGGAAGCAGACCCAGGGTCGCTTCGAGAATCCCAGAATTTTGAGATGGGGCTCGATGGGGGTTACCGTGATATCCAAGGGTATGAGCGATATGATGGCCGCCCAAGTCCTTCAGCCCAAAATTACGCTTTATTGAATGTCACCATTACTGGCACGTTTACGGTTGGAGACACGATCACAGGGGTTACTTCCACTGAAACGGCTGTAGTCATATCAACTGGCACTAGCGGGGCCCAGGCCTATTTAGTTATCACAAAGGACACCGGGGCTTTCAATGTTTCCGAGGATCTTCAGGTTAGCGGGGTCACTGAGGGCAATACCGACGATACTCAAGTGCCAAACGGTGGATCCACGCCATTCTTGCAGGCTACTTACAAGAGCTTGACTGCCAACGAATACAGGTCCGATATTGGCGCGATACCTGGTGCGGGAAGCGTATTAGGAATCGGCTTTCTGAGCAGTGTTGTTTACGGGTTCAGGAATAATGTCGGAAATACGGAGGCCGATCTATACAAAGCAACTGCGGCGGGATGGGTTAAAGTCCCGCTTGGGCGAGAGCTTCCTTTCACAGGCGGAGGGTCTTACATAGTAGCGGAAGGCGATACGATAACTGGCGCAATATCCGGTGCAACGGCCGTAATAACTAGAATTTCTCTTGAATCGGGTTCTTGGGAGGGTGACGACGGCTCTGGCAGGCTTATATTCGCCAGTCAGACAGGGACATTCCAATCAGAGAACCTAGATGTTGGCGCTAATTTGAATGTCGCCACAATTGCGGCAGACAGTACGGCAATAACCTTGCTCCCAGGAGGAGATTACGAGACTGTCCGTGCTAACTTGCTAGGATCCTCAAGGATATATGGTTGTGACAAGCTTAATCGAGGGTTTGAGTTTGATGGGACGGTATTTGCGCCCATAGCTACAGGGATGGTTGATGACACTCCGGATCATGTTGTCGTTCACAACAATAGCTTATTTTTCTCGTTCGACAATTCGATTCAGCACTCCGGCACAGGTAAGCCGTTCAACTGGGAGCCAATACTTGGCGCTGCGGAGATTGCAACAGAAGACCTAATAACCGGATTTGCAATACAGCCTGGAGAGTCAGGAGATTCGGCTCTGCTTATTTTAAACGCAAACTTGGCTCATGTTCTCTACGGAAACTCTGTTCTGGACTGGAATTTGGTCGAATTTCGAGATGAGGTCGGGGCCTATGAAAACTCGATTCAAACGCTGGGGGAAACTTTCTTTATGGGGCAGTGGGGCGTAACGAGCCTAAAAACAACCCAGAAGTTTGGTAATTTCGTGACTAGCACTGTCTCCGACAAAGTTAGAGAGACAATAAATATAAAGAAGACGGAAATATCTTCGTCTCTGATATCTAGGGCAAAAAGCCAGTATCGCGTCTATTTCAATGACAAATCCGGATATCACATCACAATCGCAAACGGCAAGCTTGTCGGCATAATGCCTATTGTCCTCTCTCACTCAATAGAAACATCGATCTCTGTAGAGAAAGCAGATGGCTCTGAGGGCATGTATTTTGGAAGCGATGCTGGAATTGTCTACGAACTAGACAAAGGCACTTCATTTGACGGAATCAAAATAGAGGCCTCCCTGGTATTCCATTACCACAACATGGGGACTCCTAGATTCAAAAAACGATGGATGAGTTGTGCGCTAGAAGTTTCTGGGTCAGGGTACGGAGAATTCTTTTTTGCTTATGACCTTGGTTATGGTGATGTTCGTAAGATGCCTCAGCCTAGTTCCACAGCATATCCCGTGCAAACAGAGTTCCTTGAATCTCGATGGGACGAAGTTGTTTGGGACGCTTTTACGTGGGATGGAGTGACTTTGGAGCCTTCTCGTCTAGGGCTTTCGGGTTCTGCCGAGAATATGGGTATAATAATACGCAAGAATTCGGATATCATGAACCCTTTGGCGTATTCTGGGGCGTTTATCCGATACTTAAACAGACGATATTTGAGGTAAATCATGGCAGCTCCATATTACACTCCGACAGGGCAACCGATAACCAGCTCGTCTGGATCTTCTGCCGTCATGAGGACAGAATTCACAGGGATTGAGACAGCATTTGATTTATTCCCCGCGCTAACAGCAAACGGAATATTCCAGGTAAACCCTGGCGGCACTGGTGTATTGGCTCAAACTCAGCTTACTTTGTACGACGATCTCAACTTCTCTGTGGCTAATCCGGAGATCAGGGGTAGCGACACAAATGGCATCCTGTACATCACTGCAGGCACAACCAACATCCTTGGTGGGTCTATTCGTCTATATGGCGACACTCACAGCACAAAGCCTAACGACATTGAGATTTATGGGGCTGCCACGCTGCAACTGCAATATGATGATTCTGGATCTCTATTCGACTTTCAGGACAACGCGATCACTACGACCGGGGCGGCTTCTAGCGCAACGATTACCACCACAGGCTTGGCTAGTCTCGCAACGATTACCACCACAGGCTTGGCTACTCTTGAGAGTTTAAAGTTAGGGCCGGGGGCGACAATAACCGATATTATCGAAAGCGATACAATGGCTGGCGCGACCGACACAAACATATCTTCATCGCTCGCTATCAAAACCTATGTTGACTCGCAGGCATCCGCAGCGGGCGCTTACTCGCCATGGCTGATCAAAACAACAACCTTTACCGCAGCTAGCGGCGACCAGTTGATTTGTAATCACGCAACTACACCTTTCACAATTACTTTACCTGCAAGTCCAAGTGCGGGAGATACAGTAATAATTAGCAACGCAGGAGCAGCATTAGTGACAATAGGACGAAACAGTTCAAATATAAATTCAGCAGCTGCTGACGGCACGCTGCCCACGGGCAATTCAACCCAATTAGTCTATGTCGATGCAACTGTCGGCTGGTTCGAGGTATAAATTATGGCAGTTTTAGGTGGAGGAGGAACAGGTTCGGCCGGGCTTACTGAAGTCTTACTATTAGCGTCAACCACTTGGACCCCGGCGTTTGATTGCAAGGCTTATGTGTATGTTATCGGCGGTGGCGGTAGCGGCGGAGCAGCCACTTCATACCAGATCGCTGGGTATGCTGCTGCAGCTTCAGGCGGTGCCGGAGGTGGAGCCGCGGTAAGTCTTATGACCCTTTCTGCTGGTGTTACATACACGGCAACGATAGGAGCGGGCGGTGCTTACCAGCCGACTTTCGCTACACCCGGAAATGATAAACCCGGTAATGCTGGCAGCGCGACGACTTTTTCTGGATCAGACATTGCGACGATGACTGGCAATGGAGGCAATGGAGGCAATGCTGGTACTTCGATCTCTACTTCTCTCACGGCTACTGGAGCAACAGGAGGGACCGCAACAGGAGGGACCCTTGGAAACTACACTGGTGGGTCATCTGGAGATGCTACGACAAACATGACCACGGGGTATGGATGTAGTTCAACCGGCGGCGGATCTATAGCTTTATTGGGCCCAGCACAATCTTCTGGTACAGCCCATACCGATAATACGGCCGCAGGAAACAGGAGCACCGTCTCTGGAGGTGCTGGACTCGGCTTTCCTAGCAAAAATCAAACTAACAATCAAGCCTCCGGTTATGCCGGAGGCAGCATTTTTGGGCCGAACTCAGACTTGCTTACAATCGGGGGATTCGATGCCGTATTAGGTTCCGGTGTTCAGGCACCGCAGGGACCGTTTTTAGAACTTTTGAAGTGGAGAAAAAGTTATGTCGCCGGTGGTGACCGGTCCGAGAGATGGGGTTGTTCGACGGACGGCGAGGCCGCCGCGGGATTGGTTACTGCTCGCGCTGGTTGGTTTGGTGCTGGAGGTGGGTGTGCGGAGCAGGATCTCGCGACCCACAAATACGGGTGTGGCGCTGGAGAAGTCGGCGGTTGCGGTGGTGGTGGGGGTACACAAAACGTCGCTCCCACTTACGGAGCGGCCGGTGGCATTGGTGGTTCTGGCTTTGTGTTTATTAAAATAATTGGTCCCGAGGGGGGTTTTTAAATGGCTACATTTAATGTTTTAGAAAACGGTGTGGTGATTACGTCGGTTATTGCCGACGAAGCGTTTATGGAGGCCAATTACTCCGAATATGAACTTGTGCCGCTAACGGAAAATCAAATAAATGCTCCCGCAATTCAATGGAGGAATGGTCAGCTACAAGCTACTGATTTTATAGTGCCTACTACTGATTTTCCCGATCACGCGGCATGGATAACCTACAGAGAAGAACTGAGGGTATGG